GAGAGGTCTTTTTGGATAAGAAAACCGTTTTAAATAATTATAAATGAATAAAATTTCACCATTACAAATTGTTGACCCCAAACATTGGTCTGGGTTGACACGAGAAAGTCACCTTGGTTGGCTTGGTATGCAGGAGCCGGAAGTTATAAGCACGGTGATGAATCGTCTGTACGAACTAAATGTTGGTTCAGATAATTTCGTCTCTTTTATAAACCAGCTTCCTACTGAGTGGATTAATGATGATGTTGTTTATCGTTGGTTCCTTCAGGGATCAGATGAACGTAGTATTCCCCTTATTAAAGCCACTAGTGATGTATTAGGTGCAACTGTTGCAACTGATGCAGGCCAATTTGGTCTTAATAGAGGTATATTCTATATGTGGTTTCCTGAGAGATACTTTGAAGCTACATCACATATCGTTGGTAATAAGCCTGAGATATATCAACTGAGGGTTCTTGAAGATCCTGTACAGTTTGATAATAATTGGCGTTATAAAGTACAGCTTTTCTCCGGTGATGACACCCTCTGGGTTCCAGCAGCTGAGTTGGCTAGAAATACGATGTGGTCAGAGTTATTTGGTATGGTTGAACAGGAGCTCTCTAAGAGAGGTAATGGCGTTCATCATACTGCTCCTTATCAGATGGAGAATGTTCTTTCAATGATTCGTAAGAATTATGACGTTCCTGGTAATATGATATCAAAAGGTAAGAATAAACCTCTTGCATTTGCTTTCATAGATCAGAATGGTAAGACACAGACTCGTTGGATTGATAAATTGGGTTGGGACTTCTATGTACAGTTTCAGCGTGATAAGGCCCGTTTGATTGGTTATGGTAAGTCAAACAAACTTGTTGATGGTACGTTTGGTCATTCTGGAGAATCTGGAAACACAATTCGTTCTGGATATGGTTTGTATGAGCAAATGGAATATGGTAATATTCTGTCTTACAATACATTCTCTCTGGATATGCTAACTGACTTTGCTATGGATATGTCATATGGTAAGATACCAGAAGACAAACGTGAGTTTGTTATCAATACCGGTGAATATGGTGCATATCAGTTCCATAAAGATGCTGTTAATAAAGCTAATGCTATTACCTATCTAAATACTAATGTTAACATTAGGACTGATGGTGGCAAGCTTACTCTTGATGAGGGTCAGTTCCTTAACTATGTTGGCGTTAATGGCATCAAATTTAAACTGACTATAGATCCTATGAAGGATGGTTATCCTAATACTCTTAGGCATCCTGATGGTGGTTTAGCTAGCTCATATATTTATGAGATATTTGATGTTGGAACTACTGGAGGTATTTCTAATATTTCAAAAGTAAGTGTTAAAGATGAGGAGGAATTCTTTGGTTATATACCAGGTCTTAGAGACCCATTCTCTCCTTATAACAACAGGACTGATCCGAGAATGATGGCTACTTCGGTAGACGGATATTCGGTGTTCAAGGGATTTATTGGTGGAGTGAAGATCACCAATCCTAAGAAAACAGCTCGTATTATTCCCGCAATTCTTCGTTAATTTTATGGTAGTCTGGGGGGTTAAATACCCCCCTAAACTACTAATTTTCTTTTCAAGCAAAGATTAATATTAATTAAATAATTACAGTAATGGCAATTAGTAAAGAGGAAGCATTTAAGAAAGGGTATTTACAAAACAAACAAGTCTATTTAAAACCAGTAGTTAGAGGAGGAAGAATGATAAGTTCTCCAGAACATGTAGCTTATTTTCAATATGAAGGAGCTGCTAACTGGTTTCAATTGCCTAAGAATGAATTAGGTACATTGGTAGATCCGTTTAAAGGTAATACTGAGGAAAGAGAATTCTTTGAAAAAGAACTTGATCTAGACCTCAATGTTAATAAAAAGAAGGATAACTTTTGGCATACCTTCTTTGTAAAGGTAATAAAGGATTTTAATCTCATGCATGATGGATATACATTTAATCTTGCAGATCCTTTAGATAATTTGAGATATAGAGTAACAAAACTTCAGTCTATGATAGCTCCTTCTTGGGAAGAAAGACTCAATAGAGGAGAATATAGATTTGCTTTAGTAGACGAGGGATATGCGGAAGAGGCTGAAAATACCTCAACAAATAAGACTATAGAAGCTTATACATATCTTGGTAGTATACAAAATTCTATTAAAGAGATGAAAGATTTTCTTGGAGTATACTATCTTGAGAAAAAAGAAATGAAGTTTGTTTCTGAAGATGCTGATAAAGATTGGCTTCGTAAAGAGATAAAGAAAGTTATCGAAAATGAAATAGATCTATCTCTTAAGATTATAAAAGATCCTAGTTCAAAAGTAAAGAATTTCATCTTACAAGCTATAAGAGCTGGAGCTATAAACAAGTCAGCTAGAAATAAATATGATATCCCCGGTGAAGGTGTTTCATATCAATATGATGAACTTGTTGATTATTTAACAAAGGCTGAAGAAATTAAGGCTGATGTATACCTTAAAATTGCAGCCCAGATAAAGATGCAAAAATGACATTTGAACAAATGCAGGTAGAGGCTGAACTATTATATGAAAGTATTAATAGTGGAGGTGCTCCTGGATTTAATTATGAGGAGTGGGGCCAGTTTTTTACAATAGGTCAAAGAAAGGTAGTTCTCAATATACTTAAAGAAGGTATAACTAAGAATACTTTTAATAGACTTGCTATAGAAAAGTTGATTCTGAAAGATGATTATTATGATTTTATAGCAGATAGTCATTTTAAAAACACTGATGGAACTCCTGCTTGGACTCTGGATAATTCTACAGAAACATTTAATTCTCAATTTTTCTGGATATTAGATGAATATGTAGATATAGGTGTTGGGGCTACTTTAATTACTGATATATCCGTAAAGCATATTACTTATGACTTTTATAGGATAAATAAAAGCAATCCATATAGATTGCCAGATTCTGAAGAAGGTTATTGGATATTACAATATAGTGGAGATATAAATACAGATGACCCTACAAGTATAGAAACTATTCTTCCAGTAATTATTACTTCTGGAGAAGAAATAACAGGATATCATATAGTTGGGGTAGTACATCCAGATAATTATCCAATAGTTTCAGGAACAGTTTATCCAGGAGGAGGAACACATGCAAGTTGTTTAAATCCAAGTGTTCATCCCATAATAGTAGAAGAAGCGGTTACTTTAGCTAGAATGTCAATAGTAGATGCACAGGGGTATCAATTAGCTTTAGCAGAATTTGCAAAATAATGATTTTTGTTTAACTTAATATATAATAAAATATGGCGTTAACTCGTTTAACTAGAGACAATTTTGTACAATATGAAGGGCCTAAATTTGAGGTTTATGATTATTGGTATAATGAACTTGTAGATCATCTTAATGCAAAGTTAGTTACTGGTGGTATAACTACTGCTCCTGATACAGTTACTATTGAAGAACACGGAGATGGAAATAGTTTTACTACTGTCCTTACATTAACTGATTATATTGTTGCTCCACTTGCTGGTGCAGCTGCTGCAAAAGTATTAGTACCTCCGGGTGCTATTTATGTGTTTCCTGCAGGTACTCATGTAGAAGAGTATTTTTATGCTAGTCTATCATTGACTTGTGCTGGGACTGCTGTTGCTGCTGATATAGGCTTGGGGAGTATTATTGGTGATGCCTCTGTGTTTGCAGCTCTTTCTTCTGCTACAATAGGTATTACTGTTGAAGATCGTCTCACTGGATTTACAGCAAACACTGCTGCTACTGGTGGTGCAGTTGCTACCTCAGTAGGAGTTCATACAGCAGGCCACTTAACTGGTGCAGTTGCACTTAATGTAGCTGCTAGTTCAAAGAATGTATTTCTTAACTGTGCAGGTACTTGGAATGCTAATAATACCGGTACTTTAAAAGCTTCTGGTACAATTGTTCTTAAGTGGACTAAGATGCATACTGTATAAAAATAAATTTTTATTTAACTTAATAATATAAAATTATGTTTGAAGATTCAAAAACCGATCTATTCGTAATAGGAGTAGACAATGGAACTGCTCTCAGAGCTGCTCTTACTGCTGGTATGGGAGGTTTCTATTTAACAGGAGCTAATAATGTTCCTTTTGTTGGAGCCACTCTTACTGCTGGTGCAGAATTTGAGTACTGTGCTAGAGATGCACGTGGAGCTCTTAGGAAATCTCCTACGTTTACCCCTGAGCAAGTATTTAATGCTACCTATATGGTTAATACTGCTAGGACAGAGCAACTTTCATATCTTGGTTATAATGGAGTAACAGGATCTATGGATACAGCTAATTCTACTTATTATGGATTGAGACTGATTCTTAATCATACGTTTGGAATGCTTAATAATAGTCCCATGATTAAGACTATCCCTTACAAGTCTAATGCTGCTAATACTCAGTATGATATGGCATTAGATATAGCTGAAGTCTGTAATAAGCAGTTTGATCGTGAATCACTTAGAGCTGTTACAGCTGAGGCTGTTTGTAATGAGGGTGTTACAGCCGCTAACTGTCTTGATAACAATCTTACAGTTGTTTATGGTTCTAAGGTTATTACTGGTACAGCAACATTTCCATATAATACTGCTGCTGGTAATATGGCTGTTGGTGACTTCATTAGACTAGGTGCTACTGCTGGTGCTCCTGCTGCTACTGCTCTTGATGATGCTGTTTATCGTGTTATCTCAATTGATGCTGCTACTACAGGTGCTACACTTGATAGAGCTGTTACAGTTCCAAGTGGAACTTATACTGCTGCCGGTGATATGGCTGAAGTTATTACTTCTGCTGAAGGTGTTGCTGCTAATTGGGGAATTAGATTTGATGGGCACAGTGTTGCCGATGCTGACTTTAATCCAGTAACTGATAAGCCGTTTGTTGTATCATTTGAATTAGAAGCTGGTGATTTTACAACTGCTACAGTTACTTATACGACTGCTCCCTTTATTGGTCGTGGTACATATCAGTTGATATCTTCTCTAGAAGCTTATACTCAATTTCAGGATAAGACTCGTGAAATAACTGCTTATCCTCCTACTGTAAGAAATCTTGAAGCTGTTGCTGGTGCTGCATATTGTGTGTTTACATTCGATGTGTTAAAAGCTACCCATGTAGATCCTACTACTGGACAGAGACCTGTTTCTAAACATAGGATTATGATTGCCATGTTAAATAGTCTGGCAGCTGAACTTGCTGAATACATTGTAGATCTTGGTGCATCACTTGGATGCGGTGCAATCCTTACTGGTAATCAAGCAATTTAATCCAAAAAAAAGACTTTCAGTTTATTCTGAAAGGTAAATATAGATAGAGGGGGTGGGTAGAAAAATACTCACCCTTTCTTATTATTAATTCTTAATAGACTTACTATTATTTTCTTATAGTAAATTTTAACTAAGGAAGTTAGGATATGTAAAAATTAATTTTTATCTTTGTAAAAATTTTTAGTAATGGAGTACCCAATATTATTTATAAAGTGTATAAAAGTAGTATTAGATAATGAGGGTGGTTATGTTTGGCATCCTAATGATCCTGGTGGTGAAACTAATATGGGTATTGCTAAATTATTTTATCCTAACTTAGATATAAAAAATCTTACTAAAGAACAAGCTATTAGTATTTACTTTAGAGATTATTGGAAAAACATGCATCTTGATAAAATCCATAATGATAATTTAGTATTACAAGTTTTCGATTTTGGAGTTAATGCAGGAACCAAAAGATCTGTAAAAATATTACAAAGTATGGTAGGTGTAGATGTTGATGGGGTAATAGGCCCTGTAACATCTTATTTTGTTAATTATTACTCTGGTAATACAGTAGAAGAGTTTAAGGAAAAAAGAAGAGAATATTATAGAAGTTTAGTAGATAGAAGGCCTAGTATGAAGGTATTTCTTAATGGCTGGCTTCATAGAGTAAATAATACAAAATTTTAATATATG